TGTGCTCTTCCGATCTGGAGGGTTCACATCCTTCATTATTGGGTCAGGAGGTGGAGCCGTAGGTGTTGGAGGCAAAGGAGGTGGTGGAGCTGGTGGTAATGGTGGTGGGGTTGGCGGTGAGCCTCCTCCGGGTAAACACATTAGATTTCGTCCTCTTCTATTGATTTAATAAAGTCAATTACACTGGCTTGTCCAGCTCTATACATAATTGATTCGATTGGTTCTTTTGGATGGATAGGTTTCCACCCGAAGTTCTGTTCTAACTTCTTTAATAACTCTTCAAGTCTATCGTTGTGTAGCTTAAGAGTATTGAGGGAGATTGACATTCGAGTGTTCAAAAAATGCAGGCATTCTAGCTGCCTTTGTTTGAGAAAATTCTGGAGCTTTACCTTCATACATTAATCTGTCTGAAGCATCGAGCCAAAATTTTTTGTCCAAATATCTATCGGAACTTTGTTTCAAAGGTTGCATCACCCAGTTAATAGTTGCCTTTCTTAGTTTGTCTAGTGATTGACTAGGCTTTAGACCTAGCTCTGTACATACCAATGAGTTAGCTGCCACATGGACTTGCTCGTCTCTTGATATGTCTGCACTGACAGTTCTTAGACCGGCGTCACCACAGAATCTAAAGAATGGTAGTAATACAAAGAAGATTGCTCTCTCTGCTACTAATGCTTTACAAATTGTGTGGTCTGGATGAGCTTCCCACGCAGCACGTAAGCGTAGTGCTTCGGCTTCGGCTTGGTCATCTACGCCTAATGCGTTGGTGATGTAGCCAAGTGCAAGATCATGTTTGATCTCGTCTTTGACGTTGCTTTCTAAAAGTGCTCTAGCAGCGTCGGGAACTTCTTTACCAAGTGCGTCTGTAATGAACTCGCCAACTGGTAACTCCATATGGCGTATTGCAAGGGCACGGTAGATGGTTTCTTCTGCACCTTCTTTTAGTTTTCCTTTAGATGTTTGTACGGGTGTCCAAGATCTTTTCCGGGACAGTAGTTTTATATAGGGATTCATTGTTGACAATCACAAGCTATTTCGTCTGGTTTATTACTCATAATGTCTGCTAAGTAATCCTGAACTTCAGTATCTTCCAGTGCTGCGTAAGCATCTGTCTTATCTTGAGTATCGCTCATCACTTGCAGGGCATAATATAAAGAAGTCTGTGGTGAGTTAAGCCACTCTTCTATAAATGCTTCATCGTAAGTCACCATGTCACTCCAAGAGTTGAAGCTATAGCCATGAAGCAATCCTGTTCTATCGAGCATGATCATCATCTGATCTGCTACCAATTTATAATTATCCCATCCTACTTCAGATGCGATCTCGACGTCGCCATATTTCACCTGTTCGACACCAAATTCACCTGAATCCCTGTCGACTACTCGACTAATTGGTGGTGCAATTTCTGGTGTTGAAGTAAAGCCTTTTAAATCTCTACTCCTGTAAGAACAACTGGCGGTAGGGGCTATCGCGAATGCCCGATCCATGTTGTTCTCTCTTGCTACGTTAGCTGCCTCTTGTATGCCGAGGAAGAGCTCGCGTGCAGCTAATCCCGCGTAACCTTCGTAAGGCTCAGCATTGTTACATGCTTCAAGTGCCTTACCAAACTCGGCATATGTAATATTGTTATTGGCTAAGAAGTTGGATAGTCCAAGCATTCCGAACCCGACTTGCCTGTCTTGCTCCGGGGGTAGGTACTCGCCAGTCCTTCCAACACCTGTTCTGCCATGAAGATCGCACAGCTCGGACATACCTTCACGGAAAGCTTCCCGTACGTCGCCGATACGACAGGCACCGAGGTTACAATGCTGGAGCAGGCAAGTTCCGCGTGAGGGCAGGTAAACTTCCAAGCAGACATTGCTGCGAATTCGTTTTTTGTTTTTGTCATGTTTTATTTTGTTGAGCCAAATGTCTCCTCTTGCAATGCCTCCAAGTATTGCTTCCTTTGTTGAAGCTTTTGAATCACGCCAGAGTTCTGGGGTAAGGTCAACACATCGTTTGACCCATGGGAGCTCGTGTCTTTCGACTTGCACGAACTCAAGAATATCGGGGTGATTAATATCAAGATGGAGGACGCAAGCACCGTTGCGGAACGTCCCCCCACGTCTGAGAATTTCATTTAATGTACTGTAAATTTTTCCGAATGAGACAGGTCCTGATGCAACGAGGCTATCAGGTCCTTTATTTGTTGTTGTTCCTTTGGGTCTAATGTCCGACAAGTGGACTGCGACGCCTGCTCCATATCTAAGAGCATGCGATACAAATCTCCAGCTCGCTTCGATGCCATCACTTCCTTCCATGCTATCCTGCACGTTAAAAATTGTGCAGCTTACGGGTAGACGGTCTGTTGGATTATCAATCCATGCTTGGACTCGACCAGTCCTAGCTATTTTGTTTGGTAATTCTGTAGTCACTTGGTGGTGTCCAAAGTATAGGTTCTTTTTTTTCGTGATCGTAATCACTTGTTTGTAGTATTCTTGCGAGCCTTGCATTGACAAGGGCATCTTGTTCAGTCATTTCTTTATCTACAAATGTTTCAACGACTGCTTTCCATGTATATCCTTTCTCTTCAAATATCTTTTCAGCTTTTTTCACTCCAATACCGGGAACGCCTGCGTATCCATCTGTGTTATCGCCTGCGAGTGCTTGAATCAAGTGCCATTTAGCTCCTTCTTCTTCGGTAATCTCAACTGTCTCTTTGAAGTCATACAATTTACCGGGAATCTGTCTCATATCTTTATCAGGTGAGACAATAATGTTGCCGGGGTATTTTGTAGCGTAAATACCTAACGCATCGTCAGCCTCAAGAGTATCCTTAAGTATAACACGATAATGCTTTTTCAACTCTGATATGACTCTTTTGAAGCCACAAGGCTTTTTTCGTTGTCGATGACCCTTATATTCGGGTAGAATTTTTTTCCTAAAATTTTTAGGGCTTGTAAAAAACAAGATTAATTCATCATCAAACGAACCTAAGTCAGATTGAATGCGGTCTAAATCTCTTTTGACACATTTATAAGCATCTGAGAAGTTAGAAGTAACAACTATGACGTCATCACCAAAATCCATCTCTGTTTCTGCACTAGCACAGCATTTATACACTATGTAGTCGCAATCTATTAATAATTTCATATTTTAATGTACGTCAGCCCATGTTTGACCATGTTTACATTCGCAAGCTATAGGACAACGTAATTGATAGTATTCGCCAGCTAATTTAGCTGCGAGTTCCAGTCCATACCTCATTTGGATTATTTGTTGAGGTTTACACTCGAATTGTAATTCGTCATGTATGAACGCTAGTTGATGTGTGTGAACATTGTATTTAGCAAATAGTTCATGTGCTTCTAACATCCAACGTTTTGCTACGATTCCAGCCGAGCACTGAAGTAAATAGTTCAGTCCTTTGTGCGGTGAATCGACCAGCACCCTTCGTCCGTCACATGCCAGCAAGAACCCATTAGCAGACTTAGCTGCCACCGCTCCCAAAAGTTCAGACAATCCTTCGATTGCAGATACAAAAGCTTCTCGGATTTCGGATCCCTTTTTTCTGGCTTCCTTGGGTTGTAAAGAGTTATCATAACTCATTCCTAATTTTTCGTTTCCAGCACCATACAAGAATGCATAAGTTACAGTCTTGACTTGGCGTCTGGTAATTCCTATTTTATCAGCGTTAACTTGGTGTATATCACCATTGAGTAATATGTCGGCATATCGACCTCCGTCATATCGTCCTAAGTAATGAGCTAACATTCGTAGCTCTATTCCAGATAGGTCAGAACCTACCATTACGTTTCCCGGACTGGCTGTAAATAGTTCTCTAAATTCTTTTGATGCAGGAACTTGTCCCAGATTCGGGTTTCTGTGAGCACATCTAAATGTGTTCGTACTAACCGAACAGTGGTGGTGAATCCTGCCTTCACCAGTAACAAGCTTGTTCCAAGCGTTCACGCCTTCGGATATCATTCCAAGCTTCTTCTTTATCGTCAAACATTTCGCACATGCTTTGGAGAAGGGAATATTTATCTCCATCAATGTAATCTCGTCTATAATTGGTTTCCCAGTCGTAGT